CGTGTCCCTGACACGGACAGGCTTTTCGGGAAATCCGGTGGGCTTTCGCGCGGTCAAGCTGATTGCAGAGGCGGCTGCTGCATTGCCGCTGGTCCTGCAAGATGCAGAGCGCCGGTATGATCAGCACCCGGTGCTGGGCCTCGTCAAACGGCCGAACCCGGCGCAAGGTCGCGCGGAGTTGTTCGAGGCTTTGTTCGGTCAGCTCTTGCTGTCGGGCAACGCCTATGTTGAGGCGGTCGGCGGCGAAGGTGTGCCAGTAGAGCTGCACGTACTGCGGTCGGATCGGATGAGCGTCGTGCCGGGGGCGGATGGCTGGCCCGTAGCGTATGAGTATGCGGTAGGTGGCCGCAAGCATCGGTTTGCGATGAGCGAAGAGGTCACGCCGATCTGCCATATCAAGAGCTTCAATCCACAGGACGATCACTATGGATTGAGCGCGCTACAGGCCGCTGCCAGTGCGATTGACGTCCATAATGCGGCGTCAGCCTGGTCCAAAGCGCTGCTTGATAATGCGGCGCGACCTTCGGGGGCGATTGTGTACAACGGCGCGGATGCTCAAGGGATGACGCCGCAACAATACGATCGTTTGGTGTCCGAGATGGAGATGCACCATCAGGGAGCACGCAATGCCGGGCGCCCGATGCTGCTGGAAGGCGGGCTTGATTGGAAACCGATGGGCTTTTCGCCGTCGGACATGGAGTTCCAGAAAACCAAGGAAGCGGCGGCGCGCGAGATTGCAGTGGCGTTCGGCGTGCCTCCGATGCTGCTGGGGATTACTGGCGACGCGACCTACGCGAATTATCAAGAGGCAAATCGCGCCTTTTACCGGCTCACAGTGCTGCCCTTGGCAACGCGCGTCGCTGCTGCAGTGTCGGAGTGGCTTAGCGGTATGGCAGGCGAGGCGCTTGAGCTGAAACCTGATCTGGATCAGGTGCCGGCCCTTTCCGCGGAGCGGGATGCACAATGGAAGCGTGTCGCTGAGGCGGCGTTTCTAAGTGATGAAGAAAAGCGGTCCTTGCTTGGGCTTCCAATCGTGACCGACGGATGACCGAGCGCGGTAGCCCGGAGAATTTCGACTGTGCGCCTGCGCATCGGATCGCGGCAAATGAGCGAGTGGTGAATTTGCAGTTTGAGACGTTCGATCTGCGGATTTCTCGGATCGAGAAGTTGATGGAACGCTTGGAGAAGCGGCTTTGGCTGACGGCTTACGGCGTGGTTGGCACAATTCTGGCGCAGGCGTTTCAGTCGTTTTTGGCAGCGACCCCATGAGGAGATGCGGGATGATTGAGGTTAAAGAGAGCGGGCTGGAGCGCAAGTTCTGCCAAGTGGAATCGGGCTTGAGCCTGGTCCAAGGACACCGGATCGAAGGCTATGCGTCGCTTTTTGGCGCCTGCGATCAGGGTGGCGATGTTGTGACCAAGGGCGCGTATGCGGCGTCGTTGGACAGCCTTTCCAAGGCCAAGCGCCGCGTGAAAATGTTGTGGCAACATGATCCCTCCGAGCCGATCGGCGTTTGGGATGAGGTGCGGGAGGACGGAACAGGTCTTTTTGTAAAGGGCCGGTTGCTGGAGGCCACAACCCGTGGGCGCGAGGCCATTGCGCTGATTGAAGCGGGTGCAATCGACGGGCTGTCGATTGGCTACCGAACCGTAAAGGCCCGCAAGGATGACAAGGGCCGCAGGCTTCTGTCGGAACTGGAGCTTTGGGAGGTGTCTTTGGTGACGTTCCCGATGCTTCCTGAGGCGCGTGTCGCGGCCAAGGGCGAAGTGCCTGAGGACCACGGCTTGCGTGAGTTGGCGGATGCGTTTCAAGACGCGCGCCGCATGCTGGCGCAGCCATAGCCAGCGGTTCACCCCTGAGCACAGGAAAAGATGATGAGCAAAACCGAGATGCGTTCTCGGGCTGGGGAAGATGTGTCTCCGGTTCGGGACATGAAGACCGCACTGGCGGAATTTGTGAGCGACATCAAAGACTTTCAACACGACATTCACGAGAAATTCAACAAACAGGAAGAGCGACTGACCATGCTGGATCGGAAAAACATGACTGCTGCGCGCCCCGCTTTGGCGGCGGCTGCACAAGAAGGTGCCCCCCACGAGAAGGCGTTCAATGCCTACTTGCGTTCGGGCGATGATGACGGCCTGCGCGGTCTTGAGCTGGACGGCAAAGGCATGTCGACAGCTGTTGCTGGCGATGGCGGCTATCTTGTAGATCCGGCCACGTCCGAGAGCATTCAGTCGGTTCTGAAATCGGCGGCTTCAGTGCGCTCGATTGCAAACGTCGTCAATGTCGAGGCAACGTCTTTTGACGTGCTCGTCGATCATGGCCAAATGGGGTCTGGTTGGGCGACTGAAGCTGGCACCGTCGCTGAGAGCGAGACGCCGCAGATCGACCGCATCACTATCCCACTGCACGAGCTGTCGGCTTTGCCGAAGGCCTCGCAGCGTTTGTTGGACGATAGTGCCTTTGACATCGAGGGCTGGCTGGCTGGTCGTATTGCCGACAAGTTCGCACGCGCCGAAGCGGCAGCTTTCGTGAACGGTGATGGCATCGATAAGCCAACGGGCTTTTTGACCCACCCGACTGTCGATAACGATACGTGGACCTGGGGTTCTATCGGCACAGTGGTGTCTGGCGAGGACGGTAACTTCCAAAGCGCCGATGCTGTCATCGATCTGGTGTATGCGCTGGGTGCTGAATACCGCTCGAACGCGAGTTTTTTGATGAATTCAAAAACTGCGGGTGCGGTGCGGAAGTTGAAAGACAGTGATGGCCGCTTCCTGTGGTCCGATGGTCTGGCTGCTGGTGAGCCAGCGCGCCTGCTTGGCTACCCGGTCGTCGTTGCCGAGGATATGCCCGACATCGCCACCGACAGCACAGCGATCGCATTTGGTGACTTTTCCTCGGGCTACACCATTGCCGAGCGTCCTGATCTGCGCGTTCTGCGCGATCCCTTCTCGGCAAAGCCGCATGTGTTGTTCTATGCGACCAAGCGTGTTGGTGGTGACGTGAGCGATTTCTCTGCGATCAAGCTGCTGAAATTCTCGGCCTCTTAATGTCCGAGATGAGGCGACCCTTCGGGGTCGTCTGACCGGACGCGCGCCACAACACCCCCCGTGTTGTCTAGCTGCTCCCCTCCGTCCGAGCAATGCGGAGGCGCGCGTCCGACGACAATTACAGGGGCCCGATATTCCGGAGTGAATCCATGATGTTAGTTCAAGAAAATACAGTCCAAAGCGAGGCGATCCCGGTTGCGGACTTCAAAAAGCACCTGCGCCTTGGCACTGGATTTTCAGACGATTCCGTTCAGGACGAAATTCTGGAAAGCTTCTTGCGGGCAGCGATTGCCGCAGTCGAGGCGCGCACCGGAAAAGTCCTATTGAAAGAGAGCTTCAATTGGTCATTGACGCGCTGGAAAGACGGAGCGTTCGAGCGATTTCCTGTGGCGCCTGTGAACACAATTCTTGAGGTCGCAACGGTCGCGCAAAACGATGTGCGCACGATCATTGGACCTGAGCAGTTCTATCTGCAGGAGGATGGGTTTCGCCCGCTTCTTATTGGCGTAAGCGGGGCATTGCCGCGCATACCAAAGGGCGGTTGGGTCGAGGTACGGTTTCGCGCCGGCTATGCTGACATCTGGGGTGATCTACCAGCGGATCTGAGCCATGCGGTGATGTTGCTGGCGGCGCATTACTATGAAAACCGCAACGCTACGGGTTTGGGCGAAGGCTGTATTCCATTCGGCGTCGCGGCCTTGTTGCAGCGCTACCGTGAAGTGCGGCTGTTCAAAGGGGCGAGCGAATGAGCGCGCCTCAGCTGACACGCAAGCTGGTGCTCGAAACACCCGCCACTGTGCCTGACGGCGCCGGTGGGTTTGGCGAAAGCTGGCAGACTTTGGGCACGGTTTGGGCGGAGGTCAAGACAGGCTCCGGCCGGGAAAAAGCCGGCTCGTTTGCAACTCTGTCCAGCATGGCGTTTCGGATCACGGTGCGTGGTGCACCGGTTGGATCGGATCAGCGACCGCGCCCGGAGCAAAGGTTTCGCGACGGTTCGCGGATTTTCCGAATTCTTGCTGTGAGTGAACGAGACCCGCAGGGCCATTATCTTATTTGCTTTGCGAATGAGGAGTTGGCGGCATGAGTTATGCAAGTTCGGCTGCTCTTCAAGCGGCAATCTATCAAGCTCTTGCGGGTGATGCAGCTCTGGCGGCGGTGATCGGAGGCGCGGTTTATGATGCCCTTCCGGCTGGCAATCTGCCGCCGCTTTACGTGAGCCTTGGGAGCGAGGATGTCAAAGCGCGCGATGACTACACCGGTGGCGGCGCGGTGCATTTGATGAAGGTGTCGGTCGTGTCCGAAGCAGCAGGGTTTGCAACCGCGAAAGAGGCGGCAGCGGCAATCTGCGACGCGTTGGATGATCCGAGCCTTAGTTTGGCGCGTGGGCGGTTGGTTTCGCTGCGCTTTGTGCGCGCCAAGGCGGCGATGGTCGGAACTGGCCAGACGCGGCGCATTGACCTGACATTCCGCGCCCGCGTGGATGAAACCTGATTTTTCTTAAATGGAGGTGGGACCATGGGTGCCCAGAATGGCAAGGATCTTTTGATCAAGATGGATATGACTGGCGACGGTCAGTTCCAAACTGTGGCGGGCCTGCGCGCAACGCGCATCTCGTTCAACGCTGAGACAATTGATGTCACGTCCCTGGAAAGCCAGGGTGGTTGGCGCGAATTGCTGGCCGGGGCAGGGGTGAAGACTGCTGCCGTGTCGGGATCTGGCGT